AAGCTCGCGGAGATCAGCGCGCTATCGAGCGTTGAAAAGCCGATTTTCCTGCCCGAGCAGGTCGCAGGCCATCAGTTAATGTGGGCAGAGGACAATCTCAAAGACTACCCATATCTGCTGACCAACCCGATTACCGGCCCAGACGGATCGGCCCAGGCTGCCGGCCCGGTTGCGTACACCAAGCCACCGTCAATTCCGCCCGCGATGGCTGCGCTGCTACAGATCACCGAGCAGGACATGGCGGACATCTTGGGGAGCACGCAGCAAGCCGACAAGATGGTGCCGAATATCTCAGGAAAGGCTGTAGAGCTGATCCAGGAGCGCATTGACGCCCAGGCCTACATTTACATGTCAAACCACGCCACGATGCTAAAGCGCGTTGGCGAGGTCTATCTGAGCATGGCTAAGGATGTGTATGTCGAAGAAGGCCGCAAGGTAAAAATCATCGACGAGCAAGAACAAGTCGAATCGGCCGCGCTCATGAAGCCTACAGTCAATAATAAAACTGGGGCGATGGAGTACGAAAACGATATCAGCGGCGCTGACTTTGACGTTGTGGTGTCGGTAGGCCCAACATCGCGCAGCAAGCGGCAGTCTACGTTGCGAGCGCTGACCGGAATGATTCAGATCAGCGACGACCCCGAGACGCGCCAGGTTTTGACCTCTATGGCGATGATGAACATGGAAGGCGAGGGGATTGAGCCGATTCGCAATTATTTCCGCAAGAAATTAGTCAGAATCGGGGTTATTGAACCGACAGACGCAGACAAAGCAGAAATGAAAGCGATAGAGGATAACCAGCCGCAAGACCCGAATGCGGTATTTTTGCAAGCTGCTGCCGAAGAAGCTATGGCAAAGGCTTCGCAGGCTCGCGCGTCGGTTATTAAGACGGTTGCAGATGCGGAGTTTACGAAAGCCAGAACGATCGAGACTCTTGGCAAAGTTGATGCTCAAGCACAAGATCAAGCTATGCAGATGGCGCAGACATTAGGTGGTGCGCTTGGGGCTCCTGAGCAGATACAGCAACCTAATATCGCGCCGCCAATGTAATATTATGTGATTACCGGTAACCGGCCGCCGTCAATGGTCGAGATTAAGGAAAGCGTTATGCTAGAAAACCAAGTCAATCAGGAACAGCAAGACATCGAAAACGAATCGATCGACCAAGAGCAGACCGAAGATATTAGCGACGAGCCCAATACCGTCGAAGATGTTGAAGGCGAGCAGGAGGGCGACGACGAGCATGAAGATGAAATTGTCGTTTCGATTGGCGATGTTTCGCCCCAAGAGGAAGAGCGCAAGCCCGCCGCGAAGTGGATAAAAGAAGTACGCAAGATAAATCGCGAACTGACACGTAAAAACCGAGAGCTTGAGGCGCAGTTAAACTCTACTAGGACCGAGCCCGATCCGGTCAAGGTAGTAGCTAAGCCAACGCTTGATGGTTGCGACTATGACTCTGAACGTTACGAAGCCGAGCTTAGTGCGTGGTATGAGCAAAAGAGACAAGCGGATTTGTTGGATGCCCAGGCCAAAGAGGCCGAAGCCCAGTATCTGCGCAAGTATCAAGAGCGATTAGCAGCGTATGGGAAGGCGAAGGCGGAGTTACGAGTGCGCGATTATGAGGACGCCGAGGAAACTGTCTTACAGCACTTAGACATTCCTCAGCAAAATGTGATCGTGAAGGGCGCAGAGAACGCAGCACTGGTGGTCTATGCGCTCGGGAAGAATCCTGCCAAGGCGAAGGAACTAGCATCGATTAAAGACCCGATCGATTTTGCGTTCGCTGTAGCACGACTGGAGAAAGACTTGAAAGTTAGCAACCGCGCAAAAAAGGCGCCGCCGCCTGAGAAAGTAGTCACCGGGAGCGGACGTATATCTGGGTCGGTAGATTCTGAACTCGAACGACTGCGGGCACACGCTGAAAAGACCGGCGATATCTCCGCAGTTCTTAGGTATAAACGTCAACGTAAAAAGTAGGTTAAATCATGTCAAACTCTTTTAGCAAAGAAGAGCGCGTACAGTTTGAGGATATCCTTGAAGGCTTTAACGACGCGCTGATCCTCTCCAAAAACGTCGCGGTCTACAACACTGACCCGTCGATGATGGAGCGCACCAACAACATTGTGTGGCGTCCGCAGCCTTACATCGCAACGTCGTACAACGGCACCGACCAGACGACCAACTTCGACGACTACACTCAGTTGTCGGTTCCCGCGACCATTGGTTTCTCGAAGGCCGTGCCTTGGACGATGACCGCCACCGAGCTGCGCGATGCGCTGCAAGAGGGCCGTCTCGGTGACGCTGCAAAGCAGAAACTGGCTAGCGATATCAACGTGGCAGTCATGAACGTCGCCGCTCAGCAAGGCACCCTCGTTGTCAAGCGCACGTCGACTGCGTCGGGCTTCGACGACGTTGCACAGTGCGAGGCGATTTTCAACGAGCAGGGCGTGGTTTTCAGCGACCGCTATCTTGCTTTGTCGACCCGCGACTATAACGGCATGGCGTCTAACCTTGCTGTCAGCACCCGCTCGTTCGGCAACGAGATCTCGGATCGTGCCTTGCGTGCTGCGTATGTCGGCCCCGTGGCGTCTTTCGAAACTTACAAGCTCGACTACGCTGTCCGTAAGACCGCAGCCGCTGGTGGCGCTGGCATCACGATGTCGACGCTCACCGCTGCCGGTAACTACTGGGTGCCGAAGGCGACGACCGTCAGCGTGACTGGTGAGTCTGGCAACGTCGACAACCGTTTCCAAACCATCACGGTTTCGAGCACGACGAACGTCGCTGCTGGTGACTCGTTTACGATCGCTAACTGCGAAGCCGTGCACCACATCACCAAGGGCGGTACGGGCCAGCTCAAGACCTTCCGAGTTATCTCGGTTCCGTCTTCGACGACCTTGGTTATCTCGCCCCCGATCATCAGCAACCAGGGCGGAACGGATGCCGAAGCCCAGTATCAGAACGTTGCATTCAGCGCGACTGCGTCTAACGCTGCTTTGGTGTTCTTGAACACCGCGACCGCTGCCATGAACCCGTTCTGGCAGAAGGACGCCATCGAAATCCTGCCTGGCCGGTACGCTGTGCCCGACAATGCTGGTGTAGCCGTGATGCGCGGATCGACGGATCAAGGCATCGAATTGGTGATGACGAAGTTCTACGACATCAACACCATGAAGACCAAGTTCCGCATCGATACCCTGTTTGGCGTGGTGAACAAGCAGCCCGAAATGTCCGGCATCATCATGTTCGGCCAGCCCTGATAAATAAGGATTAGACATCATGTTGTTATCTGCTAACGGGACCGTACAGGTCGCAATCCCGGCCGGCGAATCGATTGCTGTGTATAGCCAAGGCTATGCAGTCGTTAATCGCTTGGTCGGTTTCCCCAACTACCCCGACAAGATCGCTTCGGTCGGCACCGTTAATAACTCGCAGGCCGTGTTTGGGCCTTATGCAAGCGGCGCAACGCTTGTTATTGAGGCTCAAGGCGGCGTAGAGGTGCAGTATGAGGTCGGTAGTGCTCCGGTGGTCAAGCAAGACCGTCGCGAGGCTACTGTGCAGCCTGCACCCAACGCCGTGAACGTCACTGCCACGTTGACCGTGGGTCAGTTGCTCAATGGCATCGTGACATCGACCACGGCCGCCGCTGTGACGGGCACGCTGCCTACTGGCGCGCTGACCGATGCTGGGTCCGATTTCTTGGTAGACGAGGCGTTCGACTGGTACGTCATCAACACGGGCGCTGCCAATGCGTTTACCGTTGCTGCCGGCACCGGACACACGCTAATTGGCTCTGGCACGGTTGCCCTGAGTTCGTCAGGCGCTTTCCGTACCCGTAAGACCGCCTCCGCTACGTTTGTGACGTATCGCATCGGTTAATGTGCTTGGCCCGAGAGGGTTTCGATTCTCTCGGGTTTTTTTAGGTGTACGTTATGCCGCTCAAAAAGGGTTACTCCAAAAAGAGTATTTCGACCAACATCTCCAAGGAGATGAAGGCCGGGAAACCGCAAAAGCAAGCGATTGCGATTGCATTATCAACTGCGCGCACGGCAGCCACGAAGGCCGGCAAGCCGGGCAAAGCGCCAAAAAAGGCTAAGTGACGATGGAATATCCCGCATTTGTC